TATGAAGGGTCGGTACGTATTTGACCTGTTTCAGGATGTCAAGCGGGAACACAAGCTTGAGAGCTATTCCCTGAACAACGTCTCGAAACACTTCCTCAAGGACCAAAAGAATGACATGCCCGTCAAGGAAATCTTCGGGAGGTACGCCGAGGGTGATCCTGAGCGGCTCGGCGAGGTTGCCGCGTATTGTATCCAGGATACCGTTCTGCCGCACAAGCTTTTGGACAAACTGTGTCAGATCCAGAACCAGATTGAGATGGCAAAAGCCTGTTGGGTTCCCTTGTCATTTCTTAGCGAACGGGGTCAACAAATCAAGGTGTTTAGCCAAATGGCCAAGAAAGCTCGGGAACTCGGATTCATTATTCCTACTTTCAAACGAGACGCGTTTACTTCTGGAGGTGATGAAGACGGCTATCAAGGTGCAACCGTGCTTGAAGCCCAGACGGGGGCGTACTACGGACCAATCACAGCCTTGGACTTTGCGTCTCTGTACCCGTCCATCATGTGTGCACACAACCTGTGTTATTCGACCCTTGTGATGGACCCCAAGTACGACAACTTGCCAGGCGTAGAGTACGAGACGTACGGGCCACACAAGTTCGCCCAAAACGTTCCTTCCCTCCTTCCGGTCATCTTGACAGACCTCAAAGCCTTTCGTAAAAAAGCCAAGAAACTAATGGCCCAACACGAAGGAACGCCTATGGAGGCTATCTATAACGGTCAACAGCTTGCGTACAAGGTCAGTATGAATTCCATCTACGGGTTCACGGGTGCTTCGAAGGGTATGTTGCCTCTGGTGGCTATCGCCTCGACCGTGACTATGCGTGGTCGCCAGATGATCGAAACGACCAAGAATTACGTGGAGGCGAACTTTCCGGGTGCAAAGGTTCGGTACGGGGACACGGACTCCGTGATGGTTGAGTTTGATGTTCAGGGGCGCAAAGGTCAAGAGGCTATCGACTACTCATGGCAACTGGGTGAACAGGCAGCCGACCAGTGTACGAAGCTTTTCAAGGCACCAAACGACCTTGAGCTTGAGAAGGTTTATTGTCCGTACTTTCTGTACAGCAAGAAACGGTACGCGGCAAAGATGTTCGAGAAAAAGGGGGACGCGGTCGTTTTCAAAAAGATTGACGTCAAGGGCCTCCAAGTGGTCCGAAGAGACTCGTGTCCGTACGTGCGTGAGACCCTCAAGTCGCTCTTGGATATGGTGCTCGAGTCGAGCGACCCGACACCCGTTATCGAGTTTGCGCGTGACGCGGCCCGGAAGCTCATGGCTGGTGACGTGCCTACAGACAAGCTCTTGATGAGTAAGCAGCTCGCGGCAGACTACAAGGTACCCCAGCCCCACGTCACGGTCCGGGACAAGATGCGAGCCCGCGCGCCCGGCTCCGAACCGCAACAGGGCGACCGCGTGTCCTTTGTGATCATCAAGGGTGACGGCAAGATGTTTGAAAAGGCCGAGGACCCCGTATGGGCCCGAGACAACAAAGTCCCGCTTGACTACCAGTACTATTTCACAAACCAGTTCAAAAAGCCCGTACAGGACTTGCTTGAACCCCTGGTCAGCGCCGATCTGATCTTTGACAAAAAGTTTATGGTCAAGACGTCGAGTTCCGCCGAGGTGGAGGCGCGGAAAGCCTTCCTGGCCCGGTTCTCAAAGCCCTTAAAAGCTCCAAACGTATAGTAGGTATGGAAGAGGCCGCCTATCAACAACAGATTCTTCAGAACATAGAGGACGAGGTGACTCGTCGCGTCAATCTCAGGTCCCGGGCCGTCCTCGAGGAGGTTTCTCGTCTTTACGAGATTCCTATCGAGCGACTCATCAAAGATACGGTGCGGGTCGAAGGCAACTTCTGTAAAGGTATTTTGAAAAGCAAGCAAAGGTGCCTCAAAAAGCCCAAGGAGAATGGGTACTGCGGTTTTCACCAGTGTCAGTGTCCGGAATACAAACCTCCTACCGAAAAGAAAGAGGAAACAGCACCGGCGCCTTGGGACTGAGGAACACGTAGTGTTCTGATCCTTGTTTGCGAGCGGGGACACGCACTTAGAGATTTCCAACTTAAAATTGATTAATGGGAAGCAAAAGTGATCTTTTACTTTCAAGTTTGACCAAGTTTTTTGAGGTTCCGGAGAATAGTAAACAGCTCCATGACATTCTCGGTCACGGAAAGGGTCCGTCTCTCCGCAAACTCGAATGGTTTGTAACGAATTATTCCAAGGCAAACCATGTGTCTTTTACGGCCCCGAACGGTAAGGTCTTTACGGTACACGTCGCATACAAGTCCAGTTTGGACGGGTACAGTAAAAAACTTTTTGATCCGTTTTGTCGTACCGAGCGTATAGACTTTCAGGGTCTGACAACGACGTGTGCCCAACTGAACTTTTTGCGGTGGGCCATATCGAACGGAATTGTGGAGGCTCTCCGAAAGCTTACAGAAACGGAAGGGAAGCAAACCCGCCCTGAAATTGAAGAAGAGTATATCCATAATAAAACATGTACAGATTGTATCCAGACGTGATCTGGTTTGTATAGGCTTGGTTGAAATTCAGTTGTATATATGTCGTTTGTGAGTTTAACTTTGCAAAATTCAAGTACCCACCCTGATTGTACTCTTTCGGCGTCAACCCGAAAGAGTACGTATAGATGTTCTTTGAAGGTATAGAAAGGTAGTGTTCGAGAGGCTGTTTAAATGAGTAGTACAGAGACCCCTGAAACGTACTCAGGATGTCCACATTATTCAAGGTGATCTTGGCGTTATTAATCACGTCCACAAAGTTGGCATTTCCCGAAGGGAACTGGAGCTGAATACCCGTCTGAATGTACTGGGTCGAGTACCCGTAGCTGTACCGAGACGCATAGTACCGACCGTCTGTTATATTTTCAAAACTTTTGTTGCGGAAAAACCACGCCAAAACCTGAACAGGGTAGTTGGCCGTCAACTGAAGAATAGGATTTGCGCTCGTGAATGAAAGGGTCGACTCCTTTTGGACGCGATTTACAATGTACTTGAGAGGTGTGTTTTGATAGTACAGCTTCTCTGGATTTTCGAGTAAAATCTCTTCAGTGATGAGATTCGGCCACAAAGTTGTCCCTGTTGGGTACACGTCGTACTTTGTGTTGGCCGGAAGACTCGCCCACCACGTGTTTGGGCGGAACGTGAAGCGCACATACAAACGCTGGGCCCACATGGCACACGTCGGAAGGTACGGTCTCCGAAGACGCTCACGTCCTTTATTGTTATGCGAATGGCGACGGCAAAAGAAAAACTCGAGAGGAATGGTAATTGTCCCACCGACTTGGGCATTCGACACGTTCAGGGCTGTCTGAATACCGAGCTGCTCATCCGCGTCCAAGAACATTTGGTCCCGAATAACGTACCAATCATCGTACAAAGTCTCGACGATTGTCTCATTCACGAGGAGGTCAACTTGTTGTAAAAGAGCCCGACCGACGTTTGGCGTGTAACTGTTGCTTCCCGGAAGGGCCGGCAGAGTCACCGAGAGGTACATGTTCGACAGGAGATGGCCCAACTCTGTAGGCCGCAGCTCAATCTGAATGACGGACCCCTGATAAAAAGGGTTTGGAGGCGGGAAAGGGTACACACGCTGGTACATGACAAAGTTCGAGTACCGCTTGAACTCGGGGTTCCACTGAGACTTGCTCATATCGTCCGTCAAAAGGTACTTTTCCTGAGGTCCGATCGCTTGAAGCGCAAGGATAGACCCAGAACTGAAGCCCTTGTTTTTCTCTTCAATGTACTTGTTTTCAGGAAACAACCGACCATCTGAAAGAACGTTTTCCCATTCAACATCTGTGTTGAGATCCCGAAGCACCGGGTATGTCCCAGCGTGCACGTTCGAGTTGAGCTGGACCTGTACGTTCGGTATTCCACTCGTTGTCTCGGGTGGCACATAACTCGTGAACTTTCCGGGAATGAAAGTGTTTGTAAACAAAGGCTCTTGAATCATAGCCGGAACACCGTTCACAAAAATCTGGTTTGAATTGTTCGGGATGGCGCTTCCATCAACGGACTCGAGTGTTGCCAAGTTTGTGTAATGTATAATCTGATTCATAATTGGGGCATTCACCTGGGCTATGTTCTGTGAGTAAGACGTCACGCGCATAGGCACTTTTATCGTAGGGAGACCGGTCACAAGCCACCCGGCAGTCGTTTGGGGAGGAGGTGGGGCCGTAAAGTAAAACGTCGTCATGCCCTGTTTAGTGTCGTAATAGCCGTAGATGGGCATCTTTGTTTTCTTGTTTGAGTACTGAAGCTGGTTCGGTGGATAAAGAATAGCACCCGTGGCCTGTTGTATGCCCTCTATGTTTTGGTCCGTATCCGTCTGAAGATTAAAAGACCAGTTGTACCCGGGTCCGGGTGTGAGTGAAGCCCCTGTAATCTGAATTTGACCCAAAATTCCCGTGAACCCGTCGCCAGTCCATCCAGCGCTTATGGGCACCGCTGGACGATCGGATGTTACATAAAAAGTAATCTGTGTCGGACCTGTAACTTTATAAAATCCGTTCACGTCTATGGGTGCAAGGGCCACGGGTGTTTCTTGGGGTGTGGGTGCGTTCGCAGGTCCGGGTGTTGGACTTGGCGCCGGAGCAGGGCCTACAGTTTTATTGAATAGACCAAATATAGAAGCTTGTGCGCGTTTTTCAAGTGAAAGTACATTTTGGAATGCTTTCTGCATTCCCCTTTCTACAACTCGCTCAGATTATTCTTCCACAGTTGAATCACACTCGTCGCCTTGAGTGTGTCCCGCTCGGCCTTGCGCTTCGCGACCAAGTCCTGGAGCCGCTTGACCTCCTCCGCCACGTACTGGTACGTCTTGATATCCATGAGTTTCTCCCAAATTTCATCCTTAAATTGCGCCTTGGCAAGTTGGGCTTGGACTTGGGCCAAGGGGACGTTCAGGACCTTGAGGCCTCCGTTGATCACTCCCGTGATGAATCGAGCCTTTTCACTGAGCCACTCAATTTCAGAATCAAATTCCTTGAGCAGCCACGCCTTGCGTTTCTTGTACACCCCGAGCCGAATCTCGACGTAGTCAACCAGTATCTCTTCAGGGCTATTGTATTTCTTGACGGCGCCGTTGGGGCCAATGAGGTACATGTTGCTCGTGTGGATCGTCTTGTTGAGTCCGAGCTCTTTGACAGGGTCCTCGAAGGAGGCACCCCATATCCGAAAGTCTGGTTGGGTCTCTGTAGAGTGATTCTCGTACTTTTGGATCGTTCCCTTTTCGACCAGATCGTCCAAGTGTTCCTTGAAGTCCTGGATCCACTTACCTGGTGGGAGCTCCGTGACGTGGAACTGGGACCCCTCGCGCTCCACGAGACCCTCCAGGGCCCAGGTATGGTCCTTAGTCTTCGTAACCCGGCCGCGGAACCCCTTGAAGTGTGGGACCATCGGTGCCATCGCCACCTGGTCCAAGGCACACTGGATATTGTGTTTCAGGACATCTACGTCGTAGGGGGGCACGTAACAGCTGAACCCCGTCCCGATACCCTCGGCACCGTTCACGAGGATCATAGGGAGTACGGGCACGTAAAACTCGGGCTCGACCTGTTGACCATCGTCCACCACGTATTTCAGGACGGCGTTATCGGCTGGATGGAAGATGCGTTTTGTCACAGGACTCAGACGCGTGAAGATGTACCTGGAACTCGCAGCGTCCTTCCCACCTGCCAGCCGTGTCCCAAACTGTCCCGAAGGTTCCAAAAGGTTCAGGTTATTTGCACCCACAAAGTTCTGGGCCAAGTTCACTATCGTCCCTTGGAGGCTCGCCTCCCCGTGATGGTACGCAGTCTGCTCGGCCACGTAACCTGCCAGCTGCGCCACCTTCATGTCTTGTGTGAGCCCCTTCTTGAGGCACGCGTAGATCACCTTGCGCTGACTAGGCTTGAGACCGTCCGCCACGTGTGGGATGCTTCGCTTGATGTCCTCGGCACTAAAGTTCGCAAGGTCGCGGTGAACGAAATCAGATACGGACAGCTTGGCGACTTGGCCATAGGGCAC